AATTAATGGGTATAGTGGTTCAAGCAGGTCAACGATTTGCCGCCATAGCTGACATGCAGGTCGGTGACGGCAACCAACAGGCAGCTGTTGGAACGACCATTGCCCTCTTAGAGCGTGGCTCCAGGGTCATGTCAGCCATACACAAAAGATTGTATGTGGCGTTAAAACAAGAATTTGTTTTATTAGCAGAAGTATTTAAAACTTATCTACCACCAGAATATCCTTACGATGTTGTGGGTGGACAAAGAAATATTAAAGTTACAGACTTCGATGATAAGGTTGATATTTTACCTGTTGCAGATCCAAATATATTTTCACAATCACAAAGAATTACTTTAGCTCAAACAGAGTTACAACTTGCAATGTCAAATCCTGGAATGCATAATTTATACGAAGCGTACAGAGATATGTACACTGCGATCGGTGTTAAGGATGTAAATAGAATCTTACCACCACCTCAACCACCTATGCCAATGGACCCAGCTGCAGAAAATATTATGGCAATGACAGGTAAACCTTTTCAAGCTTTCAAAGGTCAGGACCACAGAGCACATATTACTTCGCATTTAAATTTTATGGCAACTAATATGGTTAAAAATAATCCTATGATTATGGGTGCATTACAAAAAAATATTTTTGAACACATCTCTTTGATGGCACAAGAGCAATTAGAGGTAGAATTTAGAGAAGAGATACAACAGTTAATGCAATTACAGCAAATGACACAAATGAATCCTGCTATGGCACAGTCTCCAGAGATTCAACAACAACTTTTATCGTTAAATCTATCTATTGAATCAAGAAAAGCTAAATTAATTTCTGATATGACACAAGAATTTAAGGAAGAAGAGAATCAAATTATGGGTGATTTTGGAAATGACCCTGTTGCTAAACTAAAAGCTAGAGAATTAGACCTTAGAGCCATGGATAATGAGCAAAAACGTATGCAAGCAGAGCAAAGATTAGATCTAGATAAGTCAAGAGCTATGATGAATCAAGATTTACAAGAAGAAAAGCTTGATCAAAACGAAGAATTGGCTAAATTAAGAGCTAATACGTCGATTGAAAAAACTATTTTAGGTAAAACTCTTCCGAGTTCGGATAAAATGCCTGGAAATGTTGCAATCATTCGAAAAACGGGAGAATAAATATGAAAAAAACTAAAAAATCAAGTCACGCAGGCATGGTTCATGTAGATCATGACATGT